CTTCTTCTTTTGTCTCTGAAACAGTAGCCGAATAATCTTGCTTGCCAATTGGCAAAAAGTCACGTCCAATCATACTGAAATCCTCGTTTCCGGTTTCAGTATTCTTTACATAGATAGATATAATGTACATCTACATTTCTCCTTGTAGTCTAGCCTTGATATCAAAGTTTTCTTTGTACTTGTAAGCAGCAAGCTCCTGCTTCAAATTGTAGTTTTCTTGCTCGCACATAAAGCGACGTTTGCGCTCTTCGAGAAGGTCCTCGTTAAGCTCGACTGCGACTACTCTCCAGTCAAGGCTCACTTCATGGATGATTCCCTCAAGACCGAGTTTTAATTTAGTAAGTAATTTCATTAAGCTACATCCTCCTCGTTAGATCGCTTGTTCATGCCTAGAATAATGTCATAGTACGGATGACCAGCAGGGATGACATATCCTGTCAGATCGTCAACTTGAGAACCATCTGCCATGATGTTTACAATTTTTGGTTTCCATTGCTCTTTTTTTCTCTTCATGTTATAATTTCCTTGAATAATTTTATTGAGCGCCTGATTGCTGTCAGGTGCTTTTTTTGTTATTTGATTTCATCTAATGCGTACAATCGTTCAATGGTTGTACGCTTTTTCCATAAACAAAAGCTCATTCCAAAAATGTTGATTTGGATCCATGCTTCAGCGTAATCTTTCCCA